CGTGCGTATATCTAACAAATATTGATAATATCGCCATTGTTGCGGTGTTGTTATTTATTACGTTTTGATAGCCGCTTATTTTAAAATAACGTATAGTATTGCTGGCTTGGTAGTGAAATTCGCCTATTTGTTTAGGAACGTTTTTAACAACCTCGTTTACCGCGCTACTCTTTACCGCCTTATTATCTCCGGCGGCTACTGTGCCGGATAATACGCCGGATAATTGCAGCGCCTGCTGTAAGGTCGCCGCGTCGGTTTTGTTAATATACTCGCTATATGAGCGGGGAATTATAAGCCCGTCGTATCTACTCATAGTTAGCCCCCATTATCCGCAAAATGCAACGTTAATGCTGCTTTCTGCTGTAAGACAATTTACGCGTATACCCGTTACGGCGTTCGCAATCATAACCGTTGTATTTTCTGTGAGGGTTACGTTATCGCCGTAAACGTTATCCCAATAGCCGCCGGTGCCGTCCTCGCCGATTATTTCCGGGCGATTGCAGCAAGTTTCAATCGTAAAACTAGCGGTTTCGCCCGCTGGTATGTGTACGGCGATTGTAACGGCCGCTACTCTGTCGGGCGGGTTGATCCAAACGCCGGCGCCTGCTGCGACGTCGGCCTCTACGTTAATGCCCGTTGTGCCTTGGCGGGCGCGTGGTGTTACTCGTGAATATGCCATTATTTAACCTCGCTTACTGTGGTATTGTCTGCCGGCGCGGTTTCTGCCGGCTCTGCTTTCGGGGCGAGTATAAGCTGCTGAAAAGTTGCTACTTTCTCGTCCTGCGCTAAAATCTTGACAAGCTGCGCGTATAACTTGTCATCAATAATTCTACTCATGCGTATATAGTCATTTTTTGAGGTTAAATAAAAAAGGGGCGGCGGTTGTTATCCGTCCCCCTAACGCGTTTTACTCTTGGTAAATGCGTCGCTCTATTCGTCGTCGCCGTCTAGGGCGTCCATAATTACAAACGTTTCGTCGGCCGAGGCAAGCCGCCAGCCGTCCGCGGTTTCCAGCGCGTACACGGGCAAGCCGACGCACGCGTCCTCGTCGCCGTCGTGCAAGCGGTAAACGTGTACGCCGTTCTCGAGAGTGTAGCGGGTAATTTTCGGGAGCCCTTGCTCCTGCGCGAATTGCTCTATTGTCATTTTGTCGGCTCCATAATTTTATTTAATACGTTTAAGTTTACGTCGCACGCCTCAACGTCCATAAGCTGCACGGTCGAGGGTCTAACGCGTTTCAAGTAGTCCAGCACGTCGAGCCCCTTGTATAACTCGCCGCATTGTGGGTCGTAGATGTGGAGCACGTCGCCGCGCTTGTATATGTGTACAATGTGCGCCCCGCGTCCTTTCCATGCAAACTCTATCGTGTAGCGGTTATTAGATTTTAACTCATTTTGCAAATATTCAAAAGTCTTTTTTACTGTCGGCTGCCCCGGGATAATGTATGCCGGCGGTTTGCCGGTTGTGCGGTCTACCCACGCGAGCGAGGTGTCGCGCGATAATACTTTAAGCATGGAGCCCGAACTATTCGGGAGCGTCTGCACGTTGTAACCCCTGCGGCGCATTTCGTATGTAACTACGCAGCTTTGGCAGTTTGTACGGTAGCCGCCGCCCTTGTTAAAGTTCGGATTTGGCCGCAAGTGGTCGGCCTTGTCGAAGTCCATAGCCGCGCCCGGAGTAATGCCCGCTATTTTTTTCGAGCGTGAATTATCGAGCCGCTTTATTTCGTGCGCGAGTTTGCTATTTTTCTCGAGGTCTACGGCCGACGGGTTGAGCGCCCGCGGCTGCTTGCCGTCTATCGTTCCCACAAACTCGCGCGCCGTGTCGCGTGCTATGCCGGTCTGCTTTGTGAAGTCGCGCGCCCTCTGTTGCCACTCGCCAATTTTTGCGCGTGCTGCGGTGTTGTCAATTCCCGCCGCGTCCTGCACGATTGCGCGCCGCTTGTACTTGCGGACGTTGCGCTCCATGCTGCGCAGCTTTTCCTCGGCGTCGTAGCGTGTCATTTCCTTACCGTCATACGTTACGGTCTGCTTTGCCATTTCGTCGAGGTCGTCTGTTGTGTAGTGGCGCTCTGTGCCCTCAAAATACGGATAATATGAATGTCGGCAATTTATACCGCAAATGCCGTCGATTGTGCCGAGCCCGCAAACGCTAAACGGCGGGTATTTTTCACTTGATCCCGACAACGAAAATATTTTTCCCTGCCAAGCCTCATGGCTCGGGCGCGCGCCTATGTGTGCGGACGTTTCCACGAGGTCGCAGCCCAGCTCCTCGCAATCGCTCATAGTTGCCGCGCTGGCGGTCTGATTTACGCCGGTTAATACGTTCATGCGGACGGCGGCCTCTATGCTCAAATGTACGGGGCGCCCGTTGCGGTAGTATACCGAGCCGACGCCCTGCTCGGCGAGCGTGTCGCAAGCGCTTTTCATGGCGCGGTCATAATCAAACGCTCCGCTTACTACTTGCATATATGCGGCGTTTGCCTGTTGTACGAATTGCTGCTCGGTCGTGTATGCGGTTGTCATTGTGAGGCGCGATAAGTCGGAGTGTGTTTTCTGTATTCCCGCGAGCATAGCCTGCGCGTTTATATCGCTTACGCCGTGGCCGAGCGCGTCCTCGAATATGCGGTTATTTGTGCGCGCGTTTTTAATCATGGCGTCGTTATAAATCGCTTTTATTTCGCGCTGTATTTTCGGGTCGTATTTTTTGATAATGCGGGCGACGTCTTTTTTAAGCGCGCCGGTTTCGGCTAACATGGCCGCTTGCCAGCGTGTCGCCTCGGTTATCTTTCCGAGTTTCGCAAGGCGCCGCGCCATGTCGGCGAGTATGTCCGCCTCGAGCTGCGCGTATATGTCCGCGATTTCGTCGCTAAGTCCGTCGAGGTAACGAGGCGCTAACACTACCACGCCCCCCGGATAATGCGCCACGCGATTTTAGCGCGGTGATGTAGCGGGAGTTTATTAACGCCCGTTTTAATTGCGTAGTATATGCCGTTTGCCATGTCGCTAGTGTTTTGTTTTATGCTTTTCTTAATTTTGTTGTTTGCGCTCATAATAAAAACCCCTCTAGGAATTCAATAGCGCGCCCGTAGCGCGTCCGTTTGCCCTCGGTGGTATAATTTCACTACCGGGGCGTTTTGCGTGCGTTATACGCAAGATTTAAGCCAATCCGAACGGCGCAGAGTATTCCGGCTCCGGCGGTACGTTCGCCTTTGCGGTTGCCTCGTCCTCGCCGTAGAAGTCGCGGCGGTATTCCCATTTATTAAGTACGCCCGCGCTGATTTCCTGCATAGCGGTTTGTTTCGCCTGCTGTATGTCCTTGCGGGTTTGGTCGTCGTTCCACTTGATTGTATAGAGTTCTTTGTCGTTTGGAGTCGGTGCGCCTTTAATCTGATAAGCGCGCGCCATGTATGCGAAAATGTCGGCAGCGTCTTTATACTTGGCGGCGATTTCGTCCTCGATTTCGTCGATAATTGCGAATAGTTCCTGTCGTCCGCCGGTGTACTGTGTGGCGGTCTGCTGCACTTGCTCGGCGTCGCTTATTGTGCCCTTGCCGAGGTTGATAGTCTGCTCAATTCTCTTGAAAACAGATTGCAAGTATTTTTCCTGCGCCTCTGTGCGCAGCTCCGGCGAGTAGTCGTGGATTTTTTCGCCGTCTATGCCGTTGCCGTCGATTTTTACTACGAGGCGGTTTAATGTCTTGGTGCTCAATACTTTCTCGATTTTGCCGTCTTTTGTCTTGCGGTCCGCGAACATATCGCGGTCGGCAAACACGCGCTTTTCGCCGGCCTCCTGCTCCCAATCCATGCGCGCGAGCTGGCGGTCTGCGTTTTCTATGAGGTCGATTGCGGCGTCGATAAGTGCTACCGGCACGTTTGAGCCGTCAATCTTGTTTGTTATGCCGCTACGGAACTCGACAATCATAGGGCGGCCGCAATTTTCCCACACGTAAAACGGTGTAAGGTCTGCGGTGAGCGGGCAAGAGGTGAGCGAGGTTTCACGTAGTTTCGTGTCCTTGTTTTCGTAAAGTTTCAAAGTTACGCTATGGTTTACGCCGTCGAAGTTATGAGCCTCTACGAGCAAATACTCGCTCTTGCCGCTGGTGAGCTGCTTTAATATAAGCGCGCCGGTGAGCGTGCCGTCGAAGTCGTATTTAGTCGGCAGATAATTTCCGAGCGGGATAATTTCGTATTGCAATTTGCCGCTTGCGTAAATCGGACGGAGCAAGCCCGCGCCCTGTAATGCGATATACTCGACAACGCGGCCGACGTTTTTATTAAGATGTTTAAGCGGCTGCGCGAGTACGTCGTTTTTTACGTCGAGCCCGATTTCACGCTTTACGTAGTAGTTTAAGCGCCCCGCAATCTGCGACGGCAAGCCGCAGCTTTTCGCGTCTACGCTCCACGGTGCTTTATTGGCCGCAATCTGCGCCCATAGTTCGATATGGTTATACATTTCGCTTGATATGCTGGTGTCTATGCCGGTTAATTCCTCGATACGTGTAGTGTGGAAATAGTTTAAGATGTTCATAAAAAAGCCCCTTATTTTTTCAAACATGTTTTATCCTCGTATGTGGTTATAGTCATTTTTACGCACCCGCGTGCCGCCACTCGTGCTCGCTTGCGTAGCGTGTGAGCGCTATAAAGTGGTCGGGCTGTCCCTCGGGGTAACCCTCGAGTATCTCGCCCGTTCGTCTGTCGATTTCGTACTCGTAAAGCGTAAACTCGTCGGCAGCGTGTGGCGCGCGTTTGGCGTCGATTACGATAGCGCGTAAACCTTGCAGCCACTTGTAGCCGGCGTCGCGTGAGCCGCGCCCCTTGTATGCGCCGCGAGTGTTTCCGCCCCAGCTCCTAAAATCCGCTACACTTTTCGGCTCTGCGGAGTCCGCCGTCTGTCTGTCCTCGTATATGCTCATGCCGTGCGCTTTCATGTGCTCGGCGGTCTTTTCAAACGCTGCCTCGTTGCCGTGTTTCCACAAGTAGAGTTCGTCCCAAATATAAAGCGTTTGTGTGCGCGCGTCGTAGTGCATTGAGCCGTAGGCGTATGGGTCGGGGAAGTAGCCCCAGTCTATGCCCTGCCATGTTTCGCCGCCCCATGAGTCGATTTGCTCCTCTGTGATTTCCTCGAGGCGCACGTTCTCGAATACAGTACGGCCGGTGCCGGTTGCTTTCCCGAGGAATATATTCTCGTAGGCGCGGCGGTTGTATTGCTTTGTGTTTTCAATGTCGTGTAGCAACGTTTCGCCCAGCCATGCGAGGCGCTTTTCCTCGGGTATGTCTAAATACGTCGTATGTACAATCATGCGGCGCGGGTCGTTTTCGCGCAGCTCTGCGTTACACCAATGGCGTGTAGCGCTCGGCGGGTTGAATGACTCAAACATAAAAAAGCGCGAGCCGCCGCGTAATGCAGATAACTTGAAGTTGTGCAAGTCGTCCGGCTCAACTTCGGTTTTTTCCTCAATCCATAAAATAGCAATATAGCCGCTTGATGTTTTAATTGATTTCCCTTTTTCCGGGTCGTCGAGGCCGACAAATAAAATGCTCTGCTCGTCGCCGTTTCTGCGTCGGTAAATTATCGGGAGCGCAGCCGTTCGCGATTTCGGTATCTTAAACCCCGCGCCCTTGTTCCCCTGCATGATAGGCAAGTGTAGCGCCTTGATCGCCCACACGATTTGTTCGAATACAGATTGTCGTAACGTCTTGGCGTACTTGCGCACGATTACGGCGTTATAGCGCGGAAACATGACAACGAGCAACACGACACAAAGCGAGATAAACGAGGATTTACACGAGGCGCGCCCGCCCGGAAACGTCCAGCGCTCGTGTTGCGGCTCTGCTGCGAATATGTCATTAAATGCGCGGTTATACACCGGCGCCCATAGTTCGCGGCTGTCAAAGTTCACGCGTCTACCTCAACCGGCGCAGGCTCGCCGCCCTCTACGCTGATGTTTACGGCTGTATCGTCGCCCGCTGTGTCGGCTGGCGTTTCCTCTGTGCCGTAGCCGCGACGCTTGCCTTTAGTAGCGAGTACAAAGCGTATCATTTGGCCGTCGCCGTTCTTTATGCGGTCAATACAAGCGCTCTCTGTGAGGTCTAAATATTTCTCGCTTTCGTCTGCGAGCGCTGCCAATGTTTCCGGCCATTTTTTAATATACTCGTCGGCGGTGTGCCAATTACATTTTAAGCGCTTGGCAATATCCGACACAATGCCGTAACTATCCTTGATAGCCTCGAGTACCTCTGCTTTTTTGTAGTTTCGTTTACGTCCCATTTGTGCCTCTTACTGTTTCGCGTTTTTGCGCTCCATCTACCTAAAATATTTGTTTTTAATGCGTTCCCATTCGTCCGGCAGGAAGTCGTTTTTTGCTCGGTTTACGCACCACGGCAGGAATTGCAAGTTATCAAGTTCCCATGAGCCGCCACGCGATAGCGGTATTATATGGTCGAGCGACGGCAGCGCGTAGGGCTGCTTGTCCTGCAACCAATCGTTATACACTTCGTTAAACTGTTTATCGTTGTAGAAGTGCTTTATAAATGCTTTGTATTTGTCCGCGTCAAAATGTATTTTCACTCTGTCGCGAGTAATTACGCTATTTAAGTATTTGAGTTTTTCAACGTCCTCAAATTGCATAACAAACTCTAACTCTATCGGTAGGCTCATGTGCGCCACCATGTTTTTATATAACAATTCTTTTGAGGCTTTCATTCCTAGCCGTGTCTGTCTGCCGCGTGAGGCAAGCCCGATTTTGCGCCGTTGTTCCTCTGTTTCCGGCTTGCGCTTTCGGTTGGAGTTATTGAGCGTTACGCCGTATTTAGTCAATATCCGTTTAATTTTGTGGTGGTCGGTGTTATGCTCTGCGGCAATATCTCGGAGCGTTCTAAAATCCTCGGTATATGCCTTAACTATTTTCGCCTCGTCCATTTTTCCCTCGCACCTTGTCGCGGGTTTCCTCAACCTCGCGGCGTAATTTTTCCGCACGTTCGCGCAGCTTTACAGCGTCGGCAAGTAGTTTTTCCGCGTCTGTATTTTGCGTTTTTTGTGCAATATCCATGCTTATATAGTCATTTTTTTAATAAAAAACGGCGGGTTTGTGCGCTTTCCCCGCCGTTATGTTTTTATATCTTGCGCGCGTCTATAAACTTTCGCAGCGCGTTTTCTGTGGAGTTATCGACACACGTTATAGTGTAGGTATGCCCCTTTACCTTTACGCTCATTCCTTTACAGTAGAGGCGCTCGGCGTCTACGCCCATAGTTTTCTTTGCAATCGCTTTAATCTGTCCCGCGCCCTTTTTTTTCATTTCCTCGGGTATATCCTTGCCGTACAGATTCTCGAGCACGCGTGCCGCTTGGTACTGATTTGTTACCCATACGTCGGATTTATTGAAGTAGCGGGCAATCTGATTTTGTTTTACGCCGTAGCGTTCTTTGAGTTCGTCGAATACCTCAACGTATTCTAACGCGCTCATTTCTTTACGCTGTACGTTTTCGGCAATCTGCATAATCAATAAATCGCGCTCGTTGATTTCGAGTGTTACGTTACACTCAATGTGAGGAAGTCCGAGCCGCTTTACCGCCTCGTAGCGTCTGTGCCCTGCGACTACCTCGTACAAGCCGCCGCCGATTGCTTTTACCATAATCGGATTTATAAGGCCGTTAGCCTCGATACTGTCGGCTAGTTCCTGTATATCCGTGTCGCGTTCGTTACGGATATTCTTACCGCTTTTAATTTTTGCCATTTCGATAATTTTAAACATAGTTTTTCCCCCGTTCTAAAAATATGCCGCGTTACGTTTCTCGCAGCTCCTCGGCCGGTATTACGTCGGAGCGAGTAACCCCCAGCGGCGCGGGCGTATTTAATCGCGTTTACTCCTCACGCGGTTAAGTCTTTCTCAAACATAAACGGCTCGCCGCAACGATACGGGTAGAGTACAAAGTAATTCTCACCCGTTACTATCGCGTGTTTGCTGCCGTCCTTGTTTATCCGTAGCCCGTGTTTTATAACCTCTATCCCATAAGCCGGGTATCTGTAATTAAACTCGAGCGTTTTTATAATAAACGCTTTCGGCGTTTCTCTAAAATCAACTTTTATTTTTCCGCCAAATACGGGCGTTTCGTCTATGTGTGTACATACCACGATTTCCCCCTCATGCAAATAACTCGCCTTGTTTCGGCAGCCGCTCCCACTTAATAAGTGAGGCGGCGTCGATTGCCTCGCCGGTTGTCGTCGTAAACCAATACGCGCCCGAGCCGGTCGCTTTCGCGTACACCGTTACTACGCGCTTTTCGTGGCGGTCGGCGTAACGGCTCATTTCATACGGCCACGCGCCGTCGTCTATTGCGTAGCGCTCTATGCGGTACGTGTCGCCCGGTCTTGCCTCTGCGAGGAAGTCGAGCGCGCGCTGGTGCTGCGCTTTCTTTGCCGCCCAATAGCGGGCGCTTTCCTCGGGTGTCATTCCTGCGCCCCCTCGTCGTTTACGTAGTTCTCGCATTCGCGCAGCTCGCAAAAAACTTTATAAACTTTGTAGTTTTTTGCCTCGTCTATTCCGTCTTTTGCAAGTCCGTGTATTCCGATTTCCGCGTCGGTGAAGTGTTCATACGTGCAAGCGTGGAGCGCACAATCTGTATAAATTACGCCACTCTCGCTCGGTTTGACATATAGCCGGTTTTTATTGAGCCCGATAACATAGCCTACATTCGGCTTGTAGTCGTCGTCGCCCATGCAAAATAACTCGCTCATTTTTCCCCCTCGATAAACTCGCCGCCAGCGGCAAGCCGTAGTATTATTTCCGCGTCGGTTTTTATCTGCCGATTTTCCGTCGCCTGCCGTTCCTGCGCGCTCTGCATTTCCGCAAGGCTCGCGCCCATGCTATCAACCCGCGCCCGCGTTACCGCGTTGTCGTGGAGCGTTCCCGCCGCAAGTAGCAACGCGATAAACAAGAGGCAAGCGTTGAGTAGCAATAATAAACACGCTTTTGACTCGCTCATTATTTCCCCTCGCGCAAGTATCGCTCGCGCCTGTATTTTCTGCGCTGCTCTTTGTGCGCCGCGTCGTAGGCTTTCTGCCATGCGATTATTTTTTCGCGGTCTTTAAGGTAGCGCGCCCGGCGGTATTCCGGGTCGTATTTCTTCTTTGCCATTAGTCCGCCTCCTCAAAGCACGCCGGTATAACCGACGGCCAATACGATAATTTAAGGCAACGCGGGTCGGTAACGAGCGGGTGCTCTGCGCGTTCCGCGTCGCTCGGTGCCTCGGTCGCGTGCTTTGCTTTCTCGGCTGCCTCGCGTCGTGCCAGCTCCTCGGCGCAGCGTTTAAGCGCCTCATGGCTGAATACTAAAACCTTGCGCCCGCGCTTGTCCCACTTGTATTGGCAATCGAGGTCGAGTTTCTTCATAAGCGCGTAAAACGTCGGGAGTGTTATCTCGAGCGCGTTTGCCATGTCCGACGCTAAAAACGTGCGCTCAACCTCGGGGCGCTGGGTGTATACCCATTTTTCACGGATATTTAACTCGCTCATTTTTTATCCCCCTCGAGTGCGGCGCGCTGTGCGTTTTTCTGCATTTTGTGGTTTACGGCGCTCTCTATGTCGATATTGTCCTCGTATGCTGCAATCAATACGCAGATTAAAACGTCTGCGAGTTCCTCGGCGTAGTCCTCTTTGTCTATGCCGTCGATATATTCCACGCTCGCCCATGCCTCGCGAGCCTGCGCAGCCTCTACGACTTCGCCGGCGGTGTGTTTCAATATGTCCCGGATTTTTACCGCGCCGCCGTTGCGCTCGCGTGTTATGGCTGTTCTATGTGCATTTTCTGCGACTTCGTTTAAGTTCATTATTTCCCCCTAGATTTTTTCAATAAGTTCAAAGCGGTAGTTTTTCCACGCTATGCCGTACTTTATGCAATCCACGAGCCGCGCCTCTGTGAGCCCGTCAAACTTTGGATCGCGCAGCATTTCCCAGCTTGTCGCGTATATTTCCCGCTTGTCGCTCAAATTGTCCGTTACGACGTATTCGTAACTTACCCGCACGTTTTCGCGCTCGGGTAGTGTGTCCGTAAATGCGAGCATTTTGTCGCAATTCCGGGCGTAGTTTAATTCTTTCGTTACCCGCGTAAACAGATAACCCGTTATGCTGCGCTCGATAACAAACGCCGGGCGCTTTAGGTATTGCTCAATTATGTACGTCGCCGCGTCCTGTGCTTTCTGCTCGCGTATGGCTGCGCAGAAGTCGCGCCCGCGTGGCCGGTGGTTTATTGTTTTCTTTGCGATTAAAAACAATAACTCGTAC